GCAAACACATGACACGCCAGGGGCTCGTCCCACTGTTGCGTCGCGAAGGGAGTCGTGGGGAGTTCACTTTTGAGGCGCTCTGCGATCTCCTTGTCCGTCCGAACACGAATGGGATTCCCCCTCCGGGACTTCTGCTCAAGCGCCTCGATACCCTCGCCGGTCGTTAGGATTGGACGCGGGGGTTCGAAGAAACGGTAGAAGCTGCGGCGAAGCTGCTCCTTGATGGCCTCTATTTGCACCTGGCTCAAGTGCATCGGCTGGCCGATGTGCGGAGTGCGGATGCTCGGCGAATTGCCTTCACGCGGTTTCACCGTCTCGTGGGTCCGCGGGAACGTGGTCCCACCAAGAGTAACCTCTGCGCACTCGATGGTCGGGAACGTGCCGACCCAAAACCAGACGCGAGGGGCATAGCTCATGCCGGGCTTGTCGAAGTTCGGCATGACGGACTCGTTCAGTTTCTCACTCATCTCGGGTTATCTCCGAAAAAAGAACAACCGCCGCCTCCGAAAAAGACGCGGCGGTCGCGTGATCGAAAGTAGAAAATTTCTAGGCGAACTTGATGCAGCCGTACGGGGTGTTCGCGCCGGCGCCCTGGCGCAGATCCCACTGCGTGTACTCCATGCCCGTGGTCCGCGTGCGGTCGCTGTTGTTCATGTCACCTAAGGAACTGCGTTCCCGAACCGCACGCCGGTTCATGACGAAAGCGCACTTGACGGGGATGTTCTTGAGGAACATGTACGCCTCGTTCGTGGACACGCGACTGGTCGGCCAGAGCGTGACGTTGCGGTTGGCGTCCTGGAAGATGTTGCTCACGCCAGCGGCGTAGGACTGGTTGGACGTCGCGTCGAAGACGATCGACTGCTTCTGGATGAGCGCCTGCTCCCAGACCTTCTCGTCTTCGGACGAACAGATGATGACCGTGCCGCCGTCGATGACATCCGGCGACCAGAGCGGCTGCCCCTTACCGTCCTTGAAGGACTTAAGCCGAGCGATCCCGCGGTAGTAGGCAGCGATGCAAGCCTGGGTCGTGCTGGCCGTGAAGGCGGTGCTGTCGGTGTTGCCGTTGCTGGTCTCGAACCGCGTCGCCGTGTTGAACAGCGAGTTGCCGTCCGGGGCGTTGACTACTGCCGGTAGAGTAGTCTTCAAGCCGAGGATGATGTCGAAGAAGAACAGCTCTGCCAAGAGACCGACGGACTGCCCGGTGGTCGCGGCGGCCTGCATCAAGTCCTGAGCCTGGTCGTCTTCGCGATCGTCCTCGTGCCACTCCAGCCGCTTGCCCCAGTTGTGGGCCACGACGTTGAAGGACTTGGACGCCATGCCCTCGGTCGGGATTGGCTCGCCGCGGACCCACTGGTCGAGATGTGGGGCCGCCTCGCGGTACCCGAAGTCGTGCTGGCGGTTCGTCGCCGTCACGCTGTCGAGGTCCATGACCATCGCCAGCCGGCTGTCAGCCTGCCGATTTCGGATGTCCTTGTAGGTCTTGGTGAACTGCGTCTGCAGTCCGTTGATGAGCATTGCTGAGGAGTCGACGGTCATCGGTATAGCCCTCTATTCAGTCGCGAGGATCTCGTTGATCTTGTCTGCCAAGGACGCGATGGCATCAGCCGTGTCCATGTTCTGGATCTTCAGCAAGAGGAATCCCTCGCCGCCGGTGAAGTTGGTGCCCGCGGCAACTGCGACGCTGATGAGGTCGCCCGCGGCGCCAGCGTCGGCCGCGCTCCCCGCCACTCCCGCCGTCAGCTCGCCGATGGCGCTCGTGGACGCCTCGGTGATCGTCAGCGCCAGAGAGGTTACGGGCGTCGCGCCGATGTCCACCGTCAACACATGCGACGCGCTGCTGCCCACACCAGCAATCGTCGTCACCCAGTCCATGCTGAGGATTCTGAACTTGTGGTTGATGGGCCAGTCGGTGATGAGATCCGCACCTTCCGCGGCCGTGATCGCCACGAGCGTCGTGGCGAAGGAAATCGTGTACTCCCCTGCTCCTACAGTGATCGTGTCAGTGCCGGTACCGCCGCTGTTGTCCGTCAAGCTGATGATGCCGCCCATCTCAGCGCGCGCCGCGAACTTCGACGCCGGGTGCAGCGTGACGTCCACGTCGGTCGCGGACCGGTACCTCGACAGCCACCCGATAGCCCGCTTGTGCGCGCCGATCGTCAACGTCATGTCGTCGGTGTTGGACGTAGCGCAATAGACCGGATCGCCGACCTTGGCCTGCGTTGGCGTGCCCCCCACCGAAGCCAGGTTGCGGAGCGTCGCCCCACTGGTGTCGATCCGAGCCTCGGGGGGAATCGCGTCGGACGTCGCGCCGATCTTCTTTCCCTGGTCCGTCGATGGACCGCTTGGGATCCGAACGTCGCCGCCCCCGAGGATCCCGAGGAACACGTCGTCCGCGCCGTCCGCCCAGTGATTAGCGTACCCACCTTCCAGCCCGACGAGCATCCCATCGTAGACGGTGACGGTGTTGGCGATGGGCCAGGACCCGACCCCCGCGTTGGCGAGGTACTTGGGATAGGTATTGACTGAAACGTCGGACATGATCTAGCTCCTCAGGCGCTTTTTTGTGCGGCGATCCACTTCTCCATGCCGATCTCGACACATTCCTTCAAGGTGACGTCCGTGCGAGTGTTCTTGGTCATCCACTCGTGCTGCTTTTCGAGCCCAGTGGCGTACTCGACAGCCGCCTTGCCCTTGTCGGAGAACGTCAACGCCAGCTCCGAAGCACCCTTCAAGGTGGTCCCGTCGGCGTCGTCCTTCTCGTCCGGTAGCACGCCATTGTTCTTAGCCAAGCGATCGACGTACATCTTGAAAGCCTTGGGACCGAGATCATGAAACTCGTTCAACTCAGCTTCGAGGACTGCGGGGTCCCCGAGTGCTCGGCCCTCTAGCCGTTTCAGCGCTACCGCCACGTTCTTGCCGCGGGAAGTAGCACCCTCGATCGCCGTGATGTCGGCGCGCATTTTGACGTTCTCTGCTGCCAACCCGACGAGCTTCTCCAGTAGAGACCCGCCAGCCTTGGCCGCCATTGCCTCGCCGCCCGGCACCGCGGCAGGCGCGACCTGGACTTCGGCAGGCTCCTTCTCGCCGCCCTGTTGCTGGATGGCTTCGAGGACAGCGTCTAGGTCTTTCTGCATGACCGTCCCGGACGCGATGGCCTTGGCGACAGCACCCCAATCGATGCCTTCACCTTCCCCTTCGCCCTCTTCCAGGTTCTTGTCCTTGTCCTTGTCGTCGTCGGAGTGCTCCGCGAACAAGGCCGCCTGCTTCGCCTTTTCGGCGGCGACGTCTTCGGGCTTCGGGGTCATCTTCTTTGTCATCGGCTTATTCTCGTGACGGAAAAGGAGGGTGGCCTTTTTTCCCTGTCGGAGGCACGCTACCACGCCGTAGTCGTTCTGGCGTGCGTCCATGCTCCACGAGTCGGCGAACGTTGCACCTGCAACACCGCCCTCCGTAGTCTGGTCGTCAACCACGGACGGCATGAGCATCGGCAATCGAAGGAACGGGGCTTCGTGCTCCAACAACGCCAGACCATCGATCGAAGGTGGCTTGGTGATGTTGAAAATCTCGATCGAGCGGTAAGGGAGCTGTGCCTGCATGGCTTCCTCCGCCGCCCACTGGTCGGTGAAGTGGAGGTCAGCAAAAATAGCGTTTCGCCGCTTGCCCGCGAGCGTGATGGGCCGGACCCCGGTGACCTCGAACCACCCCGCGCGACGAACGGAGTCGTTCATCGCGGTCTCCATCTCATGGTGCCGGATGTGGAGCGGCGGATAAAACCCTCCGCGCGCCTCGGCCATGGCCTTCTTGGCCGCGGCCTTGATCCACAGCTCGTTGGCCGTGAACTCGTCATCCACCTTGCACGCGCTGAAGATTGGCACGTCGTGGAAGATGAGGGCCTGATCGGTCTTCGTGACCCGGTAGCCTGCCGCAACTAGAGTCGCCGTAGTCACGTTAGACCTCCGCGTAAACCAGCACCCCGGTGGTCTGGGTGGCGCCGCCCAACAGCATGTCGAGCGCCTGGCCGCGGGTCGTCTGCCCCCACCCCTCCTCCGAGAACGGCAACACAAACGACACCTTGTTGATGTCACCGAGAGGACCAATCAGCACCACGGCCCCGCCGCCGGTGTCGTCCTGGATCGTGACGTCGACCGCCGAGTCGGACAACAGCGCCAGCGCCAAGATACGGATGGCCTTGCCCGACACTGCGGCGACCAGCTCGTTCGCCGCCGACCCTGCCTCGTCGACAACGACTGTTTTGACTTCGCCTGAGAGAACCATTGGCGGAGAAGTCTATCCCCGCGCGCTAGTCGTCGTCGTCGTCCTCGTCTGAACGTTGCACCTGCAACAATCGCTCAACGGCGGCTTGCATCGCCCGGCTCGGATGCTTGGTCGTGCCGTCGATCAACCGGCGAATGGTGCCGCGATCCGCAGGGAGCGCGTCGGCAACCTCCTGCAACGTCTGCTCACCGCGCCGCAGCACGAACTTGCGGAACTCTGGTTGCAGCTCGTCCCAAGACATCACGCGCCTATCCCCAGGTCGACCCGCGCGCCCTGACGAAACTCAGGGTTAGCGTGCCACGCGGCAAGCGGCCGGTCTTCCCTGATCTTCACCTTGCCTCGAACTTCCGTCACGCGGCCCATGCGACGCAGCTCGGCGAGGCTCACGTCGCGAACAGAGCACCGGCAGTTGTAATCAAGGGGGGGAGCCAACTCGTTCCACGCGGGATTACGCCGCAACATGATCCTTTTATGCCCTGCCTTGTGAGGCTTGCGCACGTCACTGTCGCCCGCGGTAAGAAACTGGACAGCCGGCAAGATCGGGTCGATGTCTGGATCGAGACCTTGTGCCCACCGGCCCGCCGTCACCGCGGTGTTGACGTTCGTTCTGAACGCCATCCTCGCGTATCCCTCGGACCACGGGCGAGTGCGCTTGCGTATCGCATTCACAGCATCGGCGATCTGTTTCCCGGCACCAGGTTGGAGGGTTCCGTCCGCCATGTAGTCCAGCTCGGGGATGCCCTTCTTGATCGCCTCGGCGAGCAGCGCCTGTACGCGCTTGGCCACCGCCGCCTCGGCGCTGCGCACGAACGCCACCCGCGGTATGCCTCCACTCCCCTTCCCGTACAACCTCGCGATCTCTTTCGCGGTCCGCTCGGCCGCAGCCCGGATCGTAGTCGGAGTGCGGTCGACCATGTCCTGCACAGCTTCCTCGAACGTAACCCGCGGCAAGATGGTCTGCGTAGGGACCTCGGCGAAGGTAAGCATCGTCAAGGCATCATCTGGATGCAGCCACATGACTCTGCCGGCAAGAAATTCTCGCGATTGTTCTCGTGGAAGTGCTCGGGCTGCGTTCTGCAACACCAACGTCGCGCCCACAATCGTGGCAACACCCTGGGTCTCGCGGATTACGTCGCCGAGCCGGTCAAGGGTGTCGTTGTAAGCCTGCTGATTACCCATCGCCTGCGCCACGAGCAGCTCATCGATATTCGACGTGTATAGCCGGGCGTGCTTCCCGGTCAGGTCGTCGAGGAACTTTCGCGGGTCGATCACGATAGGAGTGCAGCCGCATCGTCGGTCGCCGACTTCGACGCGGCCGGGAGTGCAGGTAACGGTGCGCCTAGGCCACTGAACCCGCCGAACGGATCACTACTGACAGCCACGGCGCCCGGGATAATGTCAGCGTCCTTGTCGGGCTTCTTGTTCCCCGTCCGTTCGTAAATGTCCTC